TGATCGCTGCAAAAGCCCGAGCCGCTGACTGCCTGAGTTCCGGCGTGAGCGGCAAGTCCTTGTCGCCCACAGCCAGGAGCAGGTACTCGTCGAGCCGCTGGCCTAGCCCGGCATACCGGCCCACCATCCCCGTGTTCTCAAAAGCCATCGACAGGGCGTGCTTGTACCGTGCCCGCAGGTCGAACAGCGTCTTGCAGACCGGCTGCTTGGCCGACCCGTCCCGCACCACGATGTCCGCCACTGCCGCATGAAAGTCACGCAGGATCGCGGCATCGGCGGCACTGACGCCAGCCAGGACGCCAGCAGGCTGCGGCACAACCGGAGCCACGACTGGCCTGCGGGGCAGGACGGTAACCGTCATGGCCCCAATGCCAATCAGCAGGCCCGCCCAGATTGCGACCGTCCGTGCCATGAACTACCGCGCTTTCTTCGGGAGTTCCTTCTCTGCGACCAGGGCGGCGATCAGCGCTCGGGCCGCAGTCGCCACCGGAGTCTCGCCGGCCTCTTCCGCCTGGACGGCCAGAACGAAGAGGCGATTCACCCAGCCGGCCCGGTCTGACGGCGAGACTCCGGGCGACCGGGCGGCCGTCAGGTGCGGGAATGCCGCCGCGCCAGCGGCGACGGCAAATGCGACGGCGGCCACCAAGTACAGCGTCATCCGTCGATCTCCGCCTGCGACACCGCCGTCACGACAGCCACGATGTACCGGAACAACTCCTCGCCCTGCGGGCTCAACAGGCACGCCTCTACCCGCTCGCAGAGGTCATCGTCGATGGGAGTCGCCGTCTTGGTAGCGACAAACCGCATGAGTTTGAGCGCCCCTGCGGCCCGCTCTTTCGCCGTGTCGGCTGCGGAAATCTCGGACAGCATCGACAAGGCCGGAGCCCACTCGACGATCATCCTCACCTTGTCCGCGACAGTTGCCATTTGCCTTCTCCTTCTGGCGGGCCGCCCATGCCACCAGAAGATTTATGTCCCGCTCGGGACGGCACAGGGACAACAGTTTTCGCCTGACTAAAGCGGGGTCCAGCCGCAAATCCAGGCACGTCTGGTCGAACGTGAACAGGCCGCCCGTGCCCTCAAACGCCCAACGATAGGCCGCCACCTGCCGGCGGAGCGTCTCCCACTCCTTCCGGCTTGACGGCAGCATCTGGGCGTACCCCAGCCGGCGGTGCCGGCGACACAACTCCCGAACGTGATAATGCGTGCGAACGAGAACCTCTGCGCAGAACCTACCCCAACCGGCCTCGCAATCCTCAACGATGTTCTCGTCGTCGTAGTCCTTTACGGCGACGGCGATCATTAGTTTGTCGGTGCCTCACAATAGCCGGTACGAAATGAACCTTCGTTGAGTTCCGGCCACAACTCCAACGAATGAATCGCTGCCATGAAGTTCCACGCCGCATGGCCCAGATGGTCTTCGCTCCTGTCGCCGTCCAGGAACTTGAATACGTGGCGAATGGCATGATTCAGTATGTCGGCTGCACCCATCCCGGCTTCCCAGTTATAGGGACTGTACTTGGCGGCACCTTCTGCACAGGCGATTGCCACTGCCTCAATGCCCTTCGGTGGAATCAGGTCATAACGAAACAACCGCACTTCGTGCATTTCTTTCTCGACACGGCTGTTCTCCTGAATGGCGTGCAGGACTGCAACCGCAGCGTTTGCCAGATGGTCGGCATTCCTATCTCCCGCCAGAAAGAGGTATGTATCTCGGAGGCACTCGTTGAGACATTCCGGCACGCTCAGTCGCCCCCCATACTTCGCGGCTCCTTCCGCACACGCTGCCGCCACCGCCGCCAGACCGATGGGCGTGATGAGGTCGTACCTCGTCGCCTCCGCATCGCTCGACCGAACGGCACCGCTGGCGTACCTGACTGACCTGTCCTCAGTTACTTTTGTCACTGGATTTATCACTTGACTAACTCCTTGAATCGGGCCTCAAACAACTCCTTTGCTTGCGTCCAGGAATACGGATTCACTGGCCCGCACGCAGGCTCTACGTCGATCCCCCAGTCGTGCGAGCAGGAGATCAAATCGCGCTTCTCCGCCATCAACGCCCGCAGGTCTGCCTGCTTTACGTCGGGCGGCATCGGCCACGACAGCCGAAACACGCGGGCTATCGTCTGCTGCACCCGCTCCTCCAGTTCCCGGTAGCCGGGCAGTAGGTTCTTCAGCGGCGTGGCTACGTCTCCCAAGTACGCCTCGCTGGCATCATGCAGAAGCCCCCACAGCGCGTTCTCTGGCAGCGTCAAGCGGCTCACCATGACGCTGTGCTGGGCCACGCTGTACGGGCACTTGCTGTGGCCCGTGAATCGGCTGATGAGAGACAGGGCGTGGGAGATGTCGGGCAGGCGGACGTCCTCCTCGCTGAAGTTCGCGAGGTCGATCAGTTTCCCGGTATACGTCTGCATGGTCGTGGCGTTCATGGTCAGCACTCCTTGCACACAAATGGGTCTATCGGACGCAACGCCGACTGCGGGACGAAATACGCTTCCCCGTAGCCACCGTAGTTGGCCTTGAACTTTGGCTGCTTCGCCTCCGCCGCAGGCATCCAGCCGTGAATGGTGAACTCGTGCGGGCCTCCCGTGACCAGTACGAACACGTCACTGTCCCTGTCTCCGGATCGGACGATAAGGTCATAGGAATGCTTGGATCGCGTGCGGACCTGGATGCGTTCACCGACATCACCACCAGACTTGAAGGTGTTGACACTGCCGTTCCAGTAGCGATTGGTCGCCTTCGCGAACGCACACTCACCGAGCGCGCCGAGAATGTGAACGTGCCACTCGTTTTCGTTTGTGGGACGGGCGTTTTGCAGACCCTTTCGCAGAGCCTCCACGTTTCGGCTTACTCCCACGAGTGCTGCCCGGCTCACCTCGAACCACTCCAGCGTTACCCGCATCGTTCTTTCCTTCCCTGAGAGCGACCCAGCCGTCCTTGTCCGGGATCGGGCTGTGGATTTCCTCCTCCTCGCCGTCGTCTCCATCCCAGTCGATCACTCTGGCGTTCATCACATGGCCCCCTGCACCTGCTGCACGAATCGCTTGATCTGCTCCAGCGGGAACGTCACAAGCCACTCCTTATCGTTCTGCCGGTGCAGCACCACCGGGCAGAGTTCGCCGCACTGCTCACGGGACTTCTCCATGACGGCGTGGAGGTTCAGCCCGCGCTCCACCCGCTTTACCTCCAGCCACAGGTGCGGAGTGCCAGGAGACAGGAGATCGCTGGCCGACTCCGTGCCGCTGTGCTGCTGCGAGCGGCGGGCTCCGGCCCATGGAACCAGCCGGTTCCATTCGGACGCCGCCTCCAACTCGCCACGCTTTCCCTTCTGCCTGCTGTTGATTGCCATATCCTTCAACTCCTTTGGGATCCCGTTCCGCCGACGAAATACGAACACACGCACCGGATACCGCTCCGGGCCGTAGCCCAGATGTTTCTTGAGGCGGAGCGAAGCCAGGAACGCCGGGTCGTAGTGGGCGTCGTCAACTTCTCTCTTTGCGGTGAGCAGCATCCCTTTGGTGAGGTTGTTCTTGCCCCCGAAGTGCAACCCCTCGTGGCACCACATGCAGAGACGCAGGAGGTTGCGTCGGTCGTGGGAGCGGCCCGCCCCTTGTTGCAGGTGGTGGATGTGCAGCGACTCCCGCCCCCAGCACACAGCGCAGAAGCCGTACTCCGCCGCAAAGGCCGCCAGTTCTTTACGGGCATCACTCATCCCCCCTCTCCGTCGTCAGGCTCACGATGTCCCGCACGGCATGGGTAAAAGCCTCTGCGTCCTCCTCTGTGGCAAACGCGATGACGTACCGATACGACTCCTCTGTCGTGTTCAAGTCCACGCTGTGCTCGTGCGTCTCCTTTCGGCAGGCTGCCAGACCGCCCAGCCTCTTGGCGGCTTCCACCAACTCCCGGTTCTCCTGCAAGAACCCCGCCAATGCTTGGCCGATGAATCCCACGACGATGACTCCCTTGTGAATGTTGGACACACAACTCTCCAATCAAAGCGCCTCTTCAAGCGCTGAAACAAATCAATCTGCTCACTGTTTGAAGGCTCGCTGCGGGTGGACGGCGACTATCCCCAGCCCGAAGGCTAGGGTTAGCCGCCACCTGCCCACTGTCAGTTAGGACGTAGGGGTGTCCTCCTTGCCGCAGGGGCGGAGGCATGCGACCTGCTTATCGGACATCCTGCTGTCCGCGTGACTTGGCCCTGTCGCTTGCGGCTGGCCTACCCACTTTCGTCACGATCCCTTCTGGTCGTGGGTCATGCGTCTGCGTGCCATAGGTTCACCCAACCCACGCAGCCGTTCGGATTGTCGAATCGCTCTACTTCATTCGCGGGATGCTCCGCAGGACTGCCATGTCCGACCACTTGTCCGCAGCGTGCCAGGACATCCAGCGGCCGCCATTGGTTGCGGCCACAGGAACGCAAAGGACGACGCCCGTGCGGATGTTGCAGAGCACAAAAGCATCGACGTGTCGCGGATCGTATCGCTGCGACTTGGCCGACCCTCTGCCAATGCGAATGCGGGACTTGTTGCGGCCGCGAGACGACGATGCCTTGACCTGGATCCGCCAGCAGCGGCGTGCATCAAAGGCGAGCAGGTCATACCCGTCGTCCACAATCGGGACGGCGACGTAGAAGCCCGCCCGGAGCAGCCGCTCCACAGCCATAGCCACGCCGATTTGTGATATGAAACGCTCATCTGGCGATCCTTCGCTCATGCGCACTCCTACCGGGCCGCAGTGGTTTCCTTTCGCCGCCCCAGTTCCCTCCGCACGGCCGACGTGAATGGCGTCTCCTTCTTCTGGGAGCCAAGCACCCACGAGAGGTATCCCTCCGGGATCGAGTCCAGAGGAATGCCCTTGTATTTGCCGTACATCATCCGCCAGCCACGCTTCTTCTTGGCCTCCGGCTCGGAGAAGAGGTCGCGGGTGGTGTGATCGAAGTTGACGCCTATCAGAAGGCTCTTGCGGCGCTCCCGGCTTTCCAGTGACCGGGCCTCCAGTTCTGCCAACTCAATGGCATCCGCCTCACGAATGGCACTGACGGCATCCGTGCCCTCCATCGACAGAGAGGCAGACAGTCGGCTGCGGCGGGCGGGCCGCTTCCTGCTCTTTGCGTCCAGGACTTGCATCGCATTGAGCAGTTGATGGTTGCGACTGCTGTCGGTGATGTCGTAGATGTTGAAATGAGGCTTGTCGCTCGCCGCGATTGCCGCCAGCCGCTCGTCCCGGCTCATCTCCGAGTGGATCGTGCCGGGCAGCGGCCGGGTGCCGCGACCCAGACGCTGCTCGTATCGCGACAGGCTGCGAGTCGGCGCTGCCATGTAGATGTTTCGCAGCGCCGGGAAGTCCCAGCCGTACCCCAAGATGCCGACGTTCACGATGATCTTGGTTTCACCAGACAGGAAGGCGTCCATGTTCGCCTGCCGCTCGACAATGTTCTGGCTGCTGTGAACCAGACTGACAGTGTGCTGGTAGCGCTCAAACATGTCGCGCAACTGCACGGCCTGCCGCTTGTTGCATGCGTAGACCACCGACGGCTGCTGCTTGAAGGTTGACAGGACAAGGCCCGTCACCTCCTGCGCGAAATGCTCTGCCGTCATCACGGCTGCCAACTGGGACGTGTTCCACTCGCCGGCCTCGTCTTCCACGAGGGACAGGTCGAAACTCTTGGCCTCGCTGAGAAAACACTTGGGGCCGACCAGATACCCGTCGCTGATGCCATCCAGCAGCGAATACACCACCTGCGGGCGAGGCCAGTATCGCAATGCCTTGCCCTTGCCCTTGTAGGGAGTGGCCGAGAATCCGACGATGGTCGCCCCTCGATTTTCAAACCACTGGAGCATCTCCTCCATGCGTGGCGTCATGCCGACGTGGCACTCGTCCACCAGCACCAAAGACACACGCTCGTACGCCTTCGCCTTGAACCGGCTGCTGGAGAGCAGGCTGTCCCGAGAGCCGACAATCACTCTGCGGCGCAGCCCCTCGATGCTCTCCGCAAAGTTCCCGCCCTGCTCGATGTCGCACCGTTCTCCCAGACGCAATTCCAAGCGGTCCCGGCCCTGACGCATGAGGTCAAGAAGCGGCACCACCTTCAGCGGGTATCGTGCGATGCGGCACAACTCGGCCATCACCTCTGTCTTGCCGGAGCCGACCGGCTGGCAGACGACGATCCGCTTTTGGCCTCGCTTTGCGGCCCGGCACACAGCCTCGACGGCGGATCGCTGATAGTCACGAAGGGAGATCGTCATGCTTCCCTCCTCGCTTCTTGGCCTTCTTGGCACGCTTGGCTGCCCGTTTCCTCTTGCCCGACTGAGGCTCGGCGGCCGGAGCCGACCAGCGGTTGCTGCAAATGGTCGCACTGCACTCCGGCTGCGGGTCTGCGGCAGGAGCCGGAAACATCTGCGACAGGCGTGCGTCCAGCCGCTGCGCCAGTTCGATCTCCACCAGCAGGGCCGGCAGGATCGCCTTGCAAAACCGCACGGCCGTATCGGCGTCCAGCGTCCCCGCCTGTGCGTGAGCCGAGACGCCTTGAGCCAGCGAGATGTAGCGTTCAGTGTCGGGTGTCATGAGTGAAATGCCGGATGAGAGGACGGCATCCGGCGTGCCGTTGGGATGTGGCCCTGCCCTGCCAAGTTGATTACGACGCCGCCACCGCTGCCCGCTGCTCCTTCTTGGCCGCAGGTGCGGGCAACTTGGACACGCAGTCCGCAGCCACCAGACGCACGCGAGCGGCCGCTGCGGCAGACAGTTGCCCGCCCTCGACCCCTCGCTCGACGCGACTCAAAACGGAGTTCACCGACACTTCGTCCTTCGCCGCCCGCAGGTTCGCTACAAGCGCCTTCTCGATTCGCGGCTCATCGTTGATCGACGCGGCCGCATGCGTGGCGTCGGCCTGCTGCCCGTCGTCGTCGCTGTCCGCAGCAATCCCGGCGATGGCGCACAACGCCGCACGCTTGAGGTACGTCGCCGTCGAGGCCAGCGACTGCGGTGGCACGTTGCCCTTGAGCGGCAAGTACGACCGCTGGAACTGCCCAGACTTGTGGCCGAGCGTGGTCACCAGGATGAGCCCACCGTCCTCGCCGTGAGGCATGAACGTCTGGCTCACCGACAGGCCATTCGCTGCAAACGGCGCCCGCAGCGTGTCCAGAATCGTCGCCAAATCGGCGTAGTCCGGGATCGGCTCGCCGGTCCGCTTGTCCTTCTTGGCGAAATGAGACACGCAGGTGCGTGGTGCGTTTCGCAACTGACCTAGCGCCGTCGCATGAGCGGCAAACAGTTGATCGAGATGCTCGGACGCCTCCTGCCACACAGATTGAAACTTCATCACAGTCTCCCAAGAACGTGAGCCGGAAATGGAAGTTCAACAACCTCGCCGTGCGATTCCGGCAGCCACCAGTCGAGGTCTTCGCGCAATCGAAGTTCAGCAAGGGCGGCATCCATGAGCCGCCGGCCCTCTGCGACCACAGCAGAAGGGAGAGTCACGACCTGACAGTCGTGAGGCAGAGACGTTGAGACGACAATGAATCGCAGCGGCTGCGGGTCCAGCCCCATCGCTTCCATGCCGCACTGATACCACGCATCCTGGAGGTGGTAGCGGAAGTCCATGACTGACCGCCAGAAGTTCGCCAGGATGTCCGCCTCGCGGGTGGTCTTGAGGTCAATTGCCAGACCGTCGCGGGTGATCGCGTCGAACCTGCACTTGAGTTGGTGGCCTTCTGGCGAGCGCCAATACGCGCCCACTTCATGCTCGGAGATTGTGGACAGGAGTTCACGGGATGCTGGGTTGTTCTTGATCGCCGACACTTCCGCGACGATCTGGGCTCGCTCCTTCGGGGATACGACTGTTGCCCCCTCTGGGGCCTCGTTTTTGGCCCATTTCTCCGCTTCTTTGCCAACCAGCCCGGTGGCTGTTAGGGTTGCTGGCGGAGGGACGACCAGCGACTCAAGGAAGTCATCGCCCAGTTCCAGCCACGAATGCAGCAGCGTGCCATGATCGGTGGCGCTGCTGGAGAACGGCGGCAGGGTCTTGGCGATGTACCGCTGGTGGTACAGGACAGGCGAGTCAAGGAGCGTTTTGATTCGGCTGCACGACCTGTGCGTTTCATTGGCGTGATACTCGGCGTTTGCCTCTCCTCGCCGAATCACGGCCTCTACATGTGGCGAGTACGCTTCCGATTCTGTGGGCGTACATGCTGCTTGTAGGTGCTCCGTTTGAGGGGTTCGTACTTTGCCGGATGCGCAGCCGAGTTGAAAGTCGGCCGGGCTGTCCGATAAATCACCCCTCACATCAAGTGAGGCAACCATGTCCAATAACCTCCCTGTCCTGGTGGAGCGATACCTCCGCTCCCGATCCGTCAGTCCTGGCTACGCCCGAAATGTCCGTGCCGTCTGCTTGGCCTGTCGCACCATGTCCGTCGATGCAATCAACACGTATCTGCAAAAACGAATCGTCGAGGTGGCTTCGATTACCGCAGCGACCGAGCGAGCGATTCTCGTTGGCATCTGGAAGTGGGCCTACGAAACCGAAGTAGTGGATCGACTGCCACGCGGAATAGTCAAGATCAAAATCGCCCGGCGTCCGACTCGGGCGTGGACTATAGAACAGTGCTGTACGGCCGTCAAGGGGACTTTCGCCCTCGCCGAAGAAGTGCGTCGGAAGCGGGTGACAGTCGGCCTTTTTCTGCGGTGCTGGATGCTGCTGGGGTACGAAACGGGCGCGAGGCACGGGGACTTGTGGGAGATGAGGCAAGAAGACTTCGACCTGGATGCCGGCACCGTCCGCTGGTCGCAGCACAAGACCGGCGAGCCGCACGTCAAGATCATGAGCCGGCCCTGCCTGCTGGCCGTCCAGGAGATGCTGGAGCGGTCGCCAGACGGTCGCGTGCTGGGTTGGGTGATGTCAAAGAAATCGGGTCATCGGCGGATGCGGAAGTACCTGCGTGACATGAAGTACGCGGGATCCTCCAAGTGGCTACGCCGCAGCGGGGCCACCCACATTGAGATGGAGCATCCTGGCAAGGGGCGGCTGCATCTTGGTCACAAGACGCCTGGACTGGCCGAGCGGTGCTATATCGACTGGTCGCAGGTGCGCAGGGACATCCCGTGCGTGCCGTCGCTACTCAAATAGGGAGATGGCGCTGGTGTCCGACTTCCGCTTCTTGGGCTTCTTCTTCTCACCGACCTTTTTCCGAGCCTCGCGACGTTCTCGTCCAAGCGCTCGGGAGACGGCCATCCGCTGCAACGCCCACTGCGGCACTCCCGGCTGGAGGTGCTCGGGGATGTATGTCTGCTGGAACTCGCGGGTATACGGGTCAATGGACTCCTCGATCTGCCGCACGGCGTCGGCAAGGGCGTCCTGCTGGGCCACGTCCCGAATCTTGATCCCGGAAAGGGCATTCAATCCGGTCTTGCCGATGCGATGCGAGAGAGGCTGGCCGCCGCGATCATCGAGCAGCGAGCGGGCGACGTACAGCGGACGGCCAACGAACGGGGCGGCCTCGATCAACTTCTCTGGGAGAGTCGGCACATCGGCGTACGGGTTGCCGCTCACCGCACGAGCAATAGCGTCGAGCGAGGATGTCGCTTCGGAGAGCGGGCGGTTGGTGAACAGGTCTTTGCCGAATGCAAACTCAGCCCCCATCCGGAGGAGCGGGTGCGTCTGCATGGCGATCTGCCGTGCCGTGCCAGACGCCATGCCGCCAATCGTTCCCGGAGTCTCGATCATGTTGATCTGGTCGAAGCCCGGTGCGTCGATGTCGGTCAAGTAGGTCTGCGTGCCCGGCGCAGGAACGCCGCCGAACACCTCCGGGATCGGGAAGGCAAACTGCGACCGCAGGCCAGACGGGATGTAGGTGTCCTCGCCCTCGTCCTGCACTGCTTCGGTGGCGCGGATCATTTGCCCGTACCGCCCGCCCGGTCGCTCCGCGAGTTGCCGCAGCACTTCGCGGAAAATCCTGCTCTGGTACGAGTACCAAGGAAAAACCGCCTTCAGCAGCGATTTCTCCATACCGGATAGGGATGAGTAATCGACGTGGGCGCGTTTCATTGCCGCCGCCGCCGCCATCGGATCGTAGCCCTGCTTGAGCAGAGCGATGTACCCAGTGAGCCTGTTCACGCCATCGGTCAGCGAGTTCATCCGCTCGCCAGCCCGGAGCAGCGGATTGGTCTGCTCGGCCAGCGGATTGCGTTTGGATCGCCAATTGAGGAAGTCCTGCGTGTTCCACCCCTTGCCCAGTTCTCGTCCGATGGACGCCATGCTGATCGGGTCGGATCCGATGATGTTGTCCAGCGCCCGCTGGCCTGTGACGCTGGCACTCAAGTCGCTGACCGAGCCGCTGCTGACAAGGCCGGTGCTGGACAGGTCGGCGTAGAACTGGGCCAGCCCGTCGTCGTTGGCGTAGCGTGGGATGGATGCCAGCGTGCTGCGGAACTTGTCGCTGTCTGGCCCTTCCATGACCAACGCCTTTGCGGCACGGACGGAATCCAGGTCGAGCGCTCCCTCCAGCCAGTTGCTGATTGCCCCAGAATACAGGTCACGCACTGCCCGTGAGGGCCATGCCAAGATCGAGCCACGCCACGCCTGCGTGTAGTGGTCCAGCCCCCGCATGAACGCACCGGCCGCCTCGCCCGTGCTGTACAGGTCTTTGGCACGAGTCAGCCGGTTGATGTGTTCTTCCGGGATGGAGAACTGATTGAGGTTGATTTCGTCGGCGTCCTTGCCAAGCAACTTCGCGAGACGCTCACGCATCTGCTGTGCGGCACCGACCTGCGGCGTGATGTTGGACAGTGTGCCTTTGGATGGCACGGCGAACACCTGACTGCTTGCGTCGTCGTACGTCTTCAGTCCAAGACGCTGGATCGCTGTGGGCAGAGAGATGTGCCGACCGCGACCTGTGGTGTCCACCAAGTTGTAGGGCTTGTCTACGGCAAACGTCGCTACGGAGTCGAGCAGCGTTGTGCCCGTGCCCAACGCCTCGCCTGTGTTGCGAACGTAGGAACCAATCATGTCCGTTGGGTGCTGGCCGAACAGGGGCATCTTCTGCACCACCTCGTCAGGCAGTGCATTGAGGACGCGGGCAATCCTGCGGGCCTTCTTCATCGTGACTTTTGGCTGTCCGGAAGCCACGAGCGCGTTCAGTTTATTGCGGATGTAGTTGGCCGCTGCCTCGTCTGTCTTCAGCGTCCGCTTGGGGCCAGAGACGTTGGTGTCTTTTGACAGGTCGATGATGGTCTGCCGCCCGCCTGGAACCGACATGGCGTCGGTGCGGCGAAGGGCGTCGGTCGTCATGAACGACAACTCGCTGCCCAGTTTGCGGTTGACTCGGGCCTCCATCTCAAGGGCGGGATCGGCCCGGCGAGGCAGGTAGTCGATGCCGTATTTGTCGGTTAGCGGCTCGCCGTTGAGTCCGAGTTCCCGTCGCTCGCCCAGCGATGTGTCCCGCTTGGAGGCCCACCAGTCGGCGTACTCCTTCAAAGCCGGGCGGCTGGTGACGTACTGCACGTCCTCTGGCTTTCGGGCAGCCGCGCCCTCAAGGTATCGGCCGAGCCGTTCGTTGCCCTCTGGCGAGAACACCTCCGGGTGCGCTTGCCGGAGGCGAGACAGTTGAGCGGTGTGTTCGGCCGTCGCCGCCCCGCCACCAACCTTGCGGGCCTGGAAGTTGGCGATGTTGGTGATCTGCTCCTCCGCGTCGATCTTGCCTCCAACGCGGGCGTCGAAGCCAGCAGCCAGACTGCGGCCCGGCAGGCTCCATCGGTATGCCTGACCGAAGGAATCCAGCGCATCGGCAAACGTGTCGCCGAACCCCTTGCCCAGCCAATCGCCCACGACGAGCGGATCGCCCATCGGCAGGCCCAAGCCAAAAGACTTGGCGAGCGGCTGGTTGCGAATCTGGGCAAGTTGCGCATCTCCGAGCAACTGGCGGGCAGACTCCTCCGCCGCCTTCGGGTCGTCGGCGTACTTGATGAGGTCGTCCAGCGTGCCCGCTCTGCGGGCCGTCCTGGTGCCGTATAGCGGCCGACCGACCGTCGCGGGATCAAAGGTACTGATCGTGCGTCCAGTGGCCTCTAACGCCTTCTTGGTGCGTCTGGCGACGGATGGCAGGAGGTCGTCTGCCATCCCGGTCGAGATGGCCTTCCTGGTAAGGGCGGTCGGAGCCGTGTCGAGCAGGCTCCCGGTGGTGCCGGCCAACTTGGCCGCCGCCTTGCCGCCGGGCGTGAGCGCCTTCGCCGGCCCGGAGAGCAGGGCCAACGGATCGGTAAAGACTTCGGTTGCCAGCCCGCCTGCGAAGTTGAGCCAGTTGTCCTCCGGCCCAGCCAGCCCGGCCATCCGGTTCAGTTCCCGGCCCGTGACCCGCTCGCCCGCCTTTCCAGCAAGGGCACCACGCAGGTAGTCGCCGGGAGCCGCGAGGGCATCGCCGACTCGCGACAGCGTGCCGCCGGTTACGGCACCAATCTCGGCCAGAACGGAGTCTCGCTCCTGTGGCGTGACGACATCCCTCTCGACCGGCTCGTCAGCCAGCAAGGCGTCATCGAAAAGCGGGATGTAGCCTGCGGGTCGCTTGCGTTTCCGCTCGTCCTCAAACAGCCCGCCTTCAAAGAGGTTCATTGTTGTGGTGCTGGGTAACCTGCCACGCCGCGAGCGAAGTTCGCAGGCCCGCCGATGACATAGTCCGGAGCGCCCCTGAGCGACTGACCGGCCGAGTACGCCCAACTGCCGCCTGCGGAGGCGTGCATCTTTTCCGCTTGGTCGGGGCTCAGTTTGAGCACGTCTCGCGCAAACGCCAAGAACGCCGGCTTGTCATTGACAAGCGCCCGCAAGTGCGCTTTGACTTCTCGGCTGTTTGGATTGATGCCTGCTTGATGCTCCAAGACGATAGCCTGCACCCGCGCAGGGATTTGCGCTGGGTCCATTCCGGACTTTTGCAACACCAGCGTCAGGGCTGCGTCCCTCTGCTCCGGAGGCATCCTCAAGGCGTCCATGAACTGCGGCATCAGTTGTGACGGGAGGGTGCTGTCTTGCTGCGGCTCTTCCTGGCCGGCTTGGGCTCTCGCCTGCGCGGCAGCCAGAGCGGCAGCGTTTGCACGCTCACCCATCGCCAAGTCCATCGCCCGCTGGGCGCCACGCGGATTCCCGGCGATGTCATTTGCCGTCGCCAGCATGACGGGATCGCCTTGACGCACAGCGTCGATCAGCGAGCGGACCGCCATGCCAGGAGCAAGGTTCGGGTTGCGAAGGTCGCGCGTCAGGCTGAAGTTGGCCTGCCGATCACGCCACGTCTGGTTTTGCAGGTCCGTCAACTGGAACCGCATCTGCTCGTTGATCTCACGCATCTTCGTGAAACCGTCTGGCGAATTGACAAGCCCAACCAGCGCCTGCTTCTGCTCGGGCGACATCATGCGACCGTAGCGGGCGACGATAGTCCGGGCGAACTCCATCTTTCGCTCGGGACTCATCTTCGCCTCATTGTCGAGGCGGGCCTGTGCCATCTTCTCGGGATTCGCGGCATACCGAGTGCCGCCCATGGGCGTCCGGACGGTGTCGTACTTGGTCCCCAGCCGGTCGTGTCGCTCTTTCTCGCGAGCCACGTCAGCGGCCAGCAGCGCACGGTCTTCCGGCTTGGTGCCGTCGTACTGCGACACGTCGATGCCGTACGCCTTGCCCATTTCGCGGTGCTGCTCAAAACTCCCCTCGCCGTAATACTCTGCCGCTCGCTTGGCATCTTCCAGGCGGTAGGCTTCTGGCGCCCGAGAGGACATCGAGCCGTCGGCGTTGAACGTGAACGTGCCGCCGTGAGCAGTCTGCGGCACCTCTGGCGTGTAGACATCGCGCGACATGCCCCTCATCTGCTCGGGCGTGTACACGCCGGGCTTGAGTCCCTCCGGCAGCGGCTTTCCGGCGGCGCGGCGGGCCTGCGCCAGCGGGCTGAGATCGCTGGGGGAGCCGTACGCCGCACGCATGGCAGCCTCGCGGGCGGGAGGAGGCATGTCGCCGTACTTGAATCCGAGATAGTCCTCAAAACTCTCGCCGTGTGCGTGCGACCCGCTCTCAAACTGCTGACGAACCGCCGCCTTTTCTTGGGGCGACAGCCGGTCAAACACGTCCATGGAAGTGACCTGCTCCTCGCCGGGAAGCGTCCCAGACTCCGGAGGCAGATTCCATCCAGGCACCGGACTCTTTCCTTCGTATTTCGGAGCCTTGCTGTGTGCGGGCGGCACCGGCATGGCGTCCAGGCCGGTCTTGGGCGCGGGCACAGGAATGTCCATGTTCAAGACATCCGCCGGCGGCAGGCCCAGCGGGTTCGTCGGGTCGGTCGTGGCGGCAACAGCAGCGCCGGCGGCCTCCGTGCTTGGCGTCCATGAGTTGCCGCGTTCCCAGTTGCGGGTTGCCGCCGGAGCGGTGTTTGTCTTAGCCACTCTGGCAGTTGCGGTTGGGGCAGCCGTAGGCCGCGAGTACGGGCTGGGGTCCGGAATCGCGAGCGTCTCCTGCGGGGGCGCGCTCCCCTCTTCCGGCATCAGCAGCGGATCTGCGGCCTGCCGAGTTCGTGCAGTACGCTCTGCCGCCAACTGACGCTGGGCCGCTTGCAGTTCACGCACCCTGGACGCACGCTCGTCAGCGCGGCGAGCCTCACGCGCCAGATACTGACGCTTGAACATGTCGGCAAACCCGGCTTCGGCAATGGGCGCAGAGTCCGCCATCGTCATCTCCCGAACAGGTAGTTTTGGTACGTCTGATAGGTCTGCGGCCCGCCGCCGCGAGAGCCGCGAATACGGTCAAGAGCCCGCTGAATCGCTGCCTCTTGCTCCAGTTGATCGTCCATTGGCACGCTCGCACCGTCTCGCACCGGGATCGGGTAAAAGTCGCCGCCACCGCCGCCAGGGCCGCCACCGGAGCCACCGGCCGGAATGGGGATGTCAATGAAACCGCCGCCGCCGCTGTTTATCCGTGCGAGGCCGCCCAGAGTGCCGCCGACGGCCGCAGTGCCGACGATCCAGGGCCACTTGCCACGTTTCTTCTGCCCCTTATTCTTGGCCTCCGGCTGCCCTGCCTGCGGCGTGTCATCTGCTGCCTTCTTTGCGATAGCCGTCTCTGGGGCGTCGATCTGATCCTCGTCCGCAAGGCGAACCGGCTTGATCGGGTCTGCCTGCGGAGCGTCGGCGGCAGCCGCAGGGGTGGCCGCAGTCGCCGCAGGCGGGTCTACGTCCGCCGGCGCTGGCGAGGCAGGCGCAGGATCGCTAGACGCCGGAGCGGCATCGCCCTTGATGGGCTTGATGCGGAGTTGCCTCTGCTCGTTGATGTACTTGCTGGCGGCATCGCGGGCAGACGTCCGGGCTTCGTCTTCGCCGTCACCCATGTCGATGTAGTTGCGATAGGTCTGGTCGTAGACTTCCTGCCCCTCCTGGTCGATGTCCTTGATGATGTCTTCATCGCTGCGGCTGGCGGCGCTGGCCGCGTTCTTGCCGGCAGGAGCCGGGTCGCCATCAATGTCGGAGATGTCCGTAGCGGAGGCTTCCAGTTTGGCTTCTTCGGCAGTCGAGGACTTGCCTCCCCTTCGCCGCGATGGCTTGGCCGGCGGCTCGGCAGGAGCAGCCTGCGAAGGCGCGGCAGCGCTGGTGCCTGTGCCGCTCTCCAGATCGGGGGCCACGTCTTCGCGGAGAATCTGCTTGCCGGCGACTGTGCGGGCGGACTCGTTGCGGTTCTGCGGGCCGAAATAGTCCTCAAGCGCTCGGATAATGGCCGCCCGATCCTGCTCAAAGCCCTTGTCGCCGGGCTTGAAAACGGTTTGGCCGGCGAGCAGGTCGTCTGCGAGTTGCTCGGGCGTTTCAAAAGGGACAAACGTGAAGCCGCCGGTGTCCGCTTTCCGCCCCAGCGGGTTGCTCGTCCCGTAGAGGGCGCCGAGAGCCTGTTGAATGTCGCTCTCGCGCCGCGAGCCGCCAAGACGCCCGCGCTTGCCCTGCTGGCCGAGAGCACTCACTTCGTCGTCGGGCGATTCGGGAATCACGTCGTCCGGAACATTCGACGTAGCGTCCAGTTGCCGCCTAGCGTCAGCATTCAAGATGGCACGCTCGGCCGCAGACAACTCGTCGCTGGCACGATTGAGATTGTATGCAGCACGCGGCCGTCGCCCGACCAGTTTCATCACGAGGTTGTCTCGCACCGACTGAATGCTCTCGCGGTTGAGCATGCTGTCGGGGTACGCCGGCCGGCCCCGCTCAAGAACCCAGCCCTTCGGAACGTCCTCGCTTCGCATGCCGGCCGGCGCGCGCTGCACTCGGCCAGTCCTCTGCTCTACGAGTCGCGGCGGGTACAACTTGTCGAGTTCCCTCTGCGCCTGCGTTACTTTTTGCTGAGCGCGTGCAAGTGCCTCCGCGCCTTTGGCGCTCTGCATTTCGGCAAGGGCAGCGGTGAGGCTGTCCTCCGCCGTGCGGGCCGCCGCGACCGCGTCCCGGTCGCGAGTGTCAGGCAGGCGCTCGCGGATGGGCCGCACTTCAAGCGGTGTCGCAGAGTCGTCGCCCTTGAAGGCAAGCGGGATATTCCCATCTGGGAACATGCCCTTGCGCACTTCTTCGGGCATCCCGCCGCCGACTGCCCTGCGGTCTAGGGCCTCCTCGCGGGCGCGATTCACCGCCACGCCTTCGTCGAAGGCGGTCGGCATGTTCGCCTGACCAATGTCTTCGATTACCGTCACCGGCGTACGAGCACCTGGAGCAATGCCGGGACGCGGCGCAGGGGCGACCGAAGAACGCAGCAGTCGCTCTTGCTCGGCCAGATAGTCCGGGTCGGTGCCGACGATGGCGCGCCGCAACTCCGACGCCGCCTGCTGCCGCTGCAAGAAAGAAGTCCGGGCACCCGAGATCATCTCCTCCATCGCCTGCCGTGCTTCGTCCGTGTCGGCCGGGCGCGTGCGGATGTCGTCCACCACGTCGCGAGCAGCAGCAATGGCGGCCTCGTCGCCAGATCGCATGGCGGTGTCCAGGCGAATCAAAGCCTGCTCCATCTCGTTGCCGCCACGCAGCAACTCTGCCACCGCATTGGGGTCGAACGCCGGCCCGTCTGTGCCGCGACTGAGGCGCTTCTCGATGAACGGCCGTGCCGCCGTTTGGTCTTCTGGCCCACGCCGGAGGCCCATCGGGTGGGGCCTGCTTGCCGTAGCGCCGGAGTCCAGTCGGAGCGGCGCGTCGCCCGGCTTGCGACGCTCCTTGAAAACGCTGGGGTCGAGCGCCCCTCGTCCGCCGGTCATAGGCTCCAGCGAGCGGCCAGAGGACAGCCGCGCCAGCACGGCTTCCCGACGTTCGGCCGGCATCGCGTTGAACGCCGATGCCAATGCGTTCCAGTCGCCTTCCGGCATGGCTTCTTCGACCAGTTGGCGTGCTGTCCGCACGTCCACGCCCGCTGCCGCCGCATCCGCAGACCCGGCTCGCGAGGCAGCCGCAACCTCGCGTGCATTTCGGGCGGCAGTGAGTTGCTGGCCTGCGCGGGTCGCGTCTGGAACTTCCGCCATCTCCGCAAGAGTGTCGAGTCGCTGCTGGGCAGCCGCAATCGCAGCCTGCCGCCTCTCGGGAATGCGCTTGGCATCGACGGACTCAATGCCGGCCGCCAGTGCGGGATGAGAAAGCAGCGCCTCACGCTCGGCCTCATTCAATCGCGAGACTTGCGTCTGCAAGTCCTTGAGCGTCCTGCGTGCAATCGGATCAGTGCTACGCTGCTCGGCAGTGGCAGAACGAATCCGCTCCGCAAGGCTATCAATCTTGTCCTGCCGAACCGCGTTGGGCGGGAGGTTGTATCGCGGCGAGGCGGCGTCGGTCGTAATCGGGGTGGCCGAGTTCTCCAGGTCGTCTGCGACATCCGTCGTGGAAGTCAGGTCACCCGGCGAGCGGCCGAGCACGTTGCCGTACACGTCAACGACCGTGCCGTCATCCACGTACCGAAACTTCTCGCCATCTCCAAATGGCTCCAGGCGGCGGCCGCCCACGCCGATCAACTCCTTGCCTTCCTGCGCGAACGGCAACTGCCCGGCCTCCGCAGGCAACATGTCGGGGGCCGCAGTGGGCGCAGAAGACTGCGGCCGCACGAACGAACGCCGCAGGCCGCCGATCTCCTCTGGCGTGAGGGCGTCGATTCCTGCGACTGCAATCTTGCGGAGAATCGCCTGCACCTGTGACTGCGGAATCGGCCCCGCCATCACGAGGTCGAGGTCGGCACCGGCCCGCACCAGAGCCAGAACCTCCTCCGGCAGCATGGCCGCCGGGCCTTGATTGCCCAACTTCTCCAGCAGCCGGTATGTGTCTGGCACGTCTTCCGGGTCGATCTCGCTGAACCGCAGCACGTCATCGGCGGGCAGCGGCGAGGCGTCAGTCGTGCCAACGCCCTGCGGGCCGCGCGGCAACTCGCCGGGAGTAGGCTCCATGTACAGGGGCGCGCCCTCTACCGGCACGGCACGAGGCTTCGGGAGGCTCCTCTGCCGGCCTGCCACCAGCACTGCCTCTCGGGCGGCCGCCTCAACTTCGGCCGCACGAACCGCTTGCTGGAGGCGGCGAACCGCGAGTGTCGATGGAGACGCCATTACTTGCCCTTCTTCTTGGCGGGCTTCTCGTCGTCCGCGTCCTCGTCGTCCGACTCCTCTTCCCCTTCGTCTTGCGAGAGTTCCGGAGGCAGGTCGTCTTTCGTGACGGGGATCGGTGCGGGCTTGCCATTGGTCTGCTCGTGCAGATCAGTGAGTGCCTCACGCTCTTCGTCCGACTTCTCGGCGTCCTTGCCTTCCGGCTTCTTCCCGGCCTTCGCCAGCATGCTCTTGATGAGTTTGCGAAGTGCCTTCGGCGGCAGGTCTTCCAGATCCAGTTCAGCGGCGTCCATGCCTTTCTCCTTCATTCAAAAAGCCTTCCGAGTAGCGGCGTGTAGTCGAGTTGCTGCTGGTCTAAACCGAACTGCCCCCTGCGGATAGCCTCGTACAAGTCCTGTTGCCATCCGCGTCGTTGCTGTTGCTCCATCGCTTTCGTGTTGCGAAGACCCTCAAGCAGTCCCGCATTGGCAAGTCGCTCGTTGGCCTGCATGCTGTCGGCGGTCTGGCGAGCGACGGCATTGGCATTCGCTGCCGCCATCTCCGTCTGCACAGCACCAGCACTGGCTTGGGCGTCCGCTGCGTCCTGCGCCATCTGGGCGGCGTACTGCTGACCCTTGCCGCGCGAGACGCCTCGACGGTCTTGGCCCGCCAGTGCGGACTCGCGAGCGCCGTAGCCTGCTGCCATCTGGTTGTTGACCGCAGACTGCACGGCCGAGTCCGCAATCGCCGGAGGGCGCATGGGGTACTGCGGGGACGCGGCCTGCATGGGCGCCTGCGGCTTTGGCCGAAACGCTGGCGGGCTGCTCTTGGGCAGGGAGGAGTCCAGGCCAATAGCCATCAGAAGTCCCTCGCCATTCCAGTGAGGAGCGCCTGCTGGAGATTGAGATTCCGCCGCTTTTGCATGGCGGCGTAGTCAAAGCCCATGCCCATGTCGAACACGCCGGAGCGGTTTGCGGCGGACCCAGCAGCCACCCGCTCCTGCGAGGCGTTCGCGGACTGCTGGGCCGAATTGCGGGCCGCCGCCTGCCGCTGCTGGCTCTCGTCCTGCATCTGCTTGAGGGCGAAGTCCTGGTTCTTCTGCTCCCGATCCATGTTGAGAGCGGAAGCAGCCTGCATGGCCTGTCCCTTCGCAAGCGGACTCGCCTTGCTGGACAGACCAGACAGCAGCCTGGAGCCGGGAGTGAATCCGATGGCGTTCACGGCTCAGTACCTCATCGAGCCGTTCTTGCCGGAAGTGAAGCCGTACGAATACTGGCCGTCGCCCTGCCCGATCTTCTTCATCAAACCGTCCAGGACGCCGTACTTGCGCTCCTGTGACTGGCGGGCAGTCTGCGAGTCGTACATGCGGCGCTGCGACTCTTGCTGCTGGAGTCCGCGCTCGTACATCTCGCGCTCGTAGTCAGGCGACTGCTGGTACGCCTGCATCTGCTTGTTGCGAGCCAACTGTGCGGAGACTTCGTTGTAGCCGTACCCCGCCTGCGGAGCGGAGGCGCCGTGATTGAAGCCAGAGAAAGAACCTGCGTACGCCATAACCCCTCCCTGCGTTTCAACCAAAGTCCTGCATCAACACAGAACCGTCGGGCAAGCCGAAGGGGTTCTGGAGCCGCGCATGCTGTTCCCTGGCTTCTTGGCCGTAGTCGTAGAGGTGCATGGATCGGGCACCGCCTCGACGGAGGAAGTCAGCGACAGGGCTCTGCGTCTGCGGAGGCGTGGCCGCCGCCGGTGGCCTTCTTTGCGGCGGCTGCTGCTTGGGCTGCTGCTTGGGCGGGCCGGCAGGTTGGCCGTCTCCGTCCGCGACCACAGGCGCCGCTGGCTTCCGGTTCGGGTCGTCCATCCCCTGCCAAGTGCCGCCTCCGGCAGAAGCGCTGCCCGACGAGGTTTCGGATGTGACGCGAACCAGAGGCGACAGGCTCTGGCCCGGATCGCGCTCCGACGCTGCCGGGAGGTGGGCGCGCACGGCCTTGACCAAATCGCGCACCTTGTTGCCCGCCGTTACCGCACTGGGGTCGCCTCTGAAGTTGGCCTCAAACTTGGCGTCCCTCAATGCACCAATCGCGTCCTGCTTTTTCGCCAGATCGTCCAGTCCGCTGTAGTCATAGGACTTGCTGGAACTGGACTGCGAAGACGCCGGCGAGGCGGTGTACGCAGTCAGCAACTCGGGAAGTCGTAAAGCCATGCCTAGCCTCTCTACGGATTTATGTCCGCAGATTGGCTAGTGAGCGGCGGCCTTTCTGGCCCGCCGGATGGCTAGGAGAACCGCCTGCCGGGCGACGGTCGCCGAGAACGGGAGGTGCCTGCGGCCCGCTTCCTCCCGCAGCCATCCCACGATCTCGTCCAGGCGTGTCTCGCACTCATCCGCCCCCCAGACGTCCATCTGGGCGGCTCGGGCGTTGCACGGGCAGGTCGGGGTGGCGGTGATGCCGACGAGCCGGAGGAGTTTCTTGAGTTCTGTGCCTGGACCGCCGGGCGTCTGGGTGATCGGCAGCGCCCTCGTGACGCGCGGATAATCCTGGTGCGTCTCATCGACCGTGACTGTGGCGCCGTCCTGGCTGACGATGCAGCCACGCACCTCGTCAAGCGTGTAGCCGCGCTCGCGGCAGCGAGCATCAAAATGTGAGCGGAGTCCGGTGATCATGGGAAGGGGTTGAAGTCTCCGCAAGGCATGCAATCACTTGCCGCATCAGAAAACTGCACCCATACGCCGCACGGCGTGTAGCCAGGAATGTTCGGTGGCCCGGTCCCTGCGGGAATGCAAAACGTATTGCAGTTAGGGACGAGGCCGGGACAGTCGGTGCAGTCGTTCCATATCTCGTTGGGCGGCTCAACGCACAGACCTACGCATTGTCCGTTCACGCAATCGCATCCAGGCCCGCAATCCCCCATGGACTCGCAAGGGCCGGAGCATGGCGGGGCGCAAAGGTCAATCCCAAGAGCGTCCGCGCACGCCTGCATTTGCGTGGACTGCGGTGGCGTGTACGCAGAGAAGTTGGCGCACCCCGTCGCCTCCACGCCTACCGGGCAGTTGTCGCCGCCGGTGTAGGACAGCGAAGACACGCACTCGTCGCAACTATCCACGACTCTGGTGCGAAAGTAGTACTGCTGGCGTGGGTACATCGTGTCCGGGTTTTCTGTCGGCAGCGCGGAATCTTCTAGGCACCACTGGCCCGGCCACTGAGGCAGCGCCGCAGCGTCTGCCGCGCACGCGGCGATACCCAACCCGGCTTCGCAATTCCATCCGCTGACCCGCACCACATCCGCAGGCTGGGCTGGGATGTTGTCAATCGTAGAGGTTTCGCAATCCAACTCGGTGTTGTAGGAGGCTTGGTACGTCGAGTACACGGTTTCGTGGCAGATGTAGCGATATTCGCACGGAGACTCGCAGCAGCAGGCAGCATTGGCCGCCAAGCCTCCGCCCCTGACTAGCAGCACGCCGTTGTTGAGATAGAGCGGCACCGTCAACCCCCAGTCGGGCAGTCGGAAATCGGGATCACAAGGTTCTCGGCCGGATCGCCCTCAGCAAGCACGTACAGGTTCTTGCGAGAGAACTCCAGGCCGGAGGCAGTCAGGGCAACGTCCGTCAGCACCGTGACCAGATGCGACCGCCACGTCAGGCAGGGGTCCGCCCCCTCAGATGCAGTGACGTACGACAGCGCCGAAGGCAGGTCGCTGTCGTAGCCAGACAGGTCATCGACCTTGATCCCGACGAGCGAACTGAACGCCGTGCAGTGTGCGGCCGGCTGAATCTCAAGGGCGTAATACTCGACCTCTGGGGCGTTCACACCATCGGGCTCCGCCTCGACGTACTCGCCGTTCACGTCGAACAACGGCGGCCCAGACATCACGGCGGCGGGGTCGTCTCGCTCGGTAGATTCCGGCTCCGGGTCGGGCGGGGCTGGGGCGGCCTGGACGCGATCTTTCGTGCGGGCTGCGAACAGGACGTGCTTTTCCTCGTCCGTGTCCGCAATCGGGGTGGTCTGATTGAGAACATCCACCTCCAGTTCAGACTCGGGCCACACCTGCTCGACGGACTTGGTGTCTCCGACGGCCCATCCGCCCGTAAACTTGCCGACCCGGAACGTGTTGAAATAGGTGTTGGCGTCTCCGCGTGACGAGAAGACAGGGATGATCCTGCGGCGGCCGCGAAGCCCCTTGCGGTCCTCGACGATCTCGGTCACGACCGTCTGGGGCGTGACAGGAATCGTGTCCACTCGCTCCTTGCGCTCGTTCCACGCCTTGATGCGCTCGTAGGTGACCTCCAGCCCTCTGCCGTCGATGAACTCGACCTTCGTCACTACGTCGTACTCGGAGCGGTTGAGCATCTGGAGGTTCCAGAGCACCTCCCGGCCCGTCTCTTGGATGTCGAGGCGCGCCGTGCCGTCGTTGTGCCCGACCTGCGCGCGTGGGGCTTTGCCAACGAGTTGATTCGCCTGCGAGTCCAGCATCGCCACCGGCAGGCCATTGGCGGGTCGGCCGGCGACGACGTTGCGGACGCTGACTTGTGCGGCCTGACCATTGCCGGCCACGTCCGTCAGCGAGCCAGGAGCAACACGGAACTGGGCAGGCGCCTGCTGCGGTATCGCCACCGGGACCACGTTCGGCTCCGGCTCTTTCTCGGGCCGCTGCTCGGACGGGGCGGTCCGCTGCGGCCGGTGGTCGGGATCGGCAGGGCGAAAGTCGAGATTCGGGAATCGCAAGCGCCGCTTCTCGGGCGTCACCATCCGCATGTCGGCTGGGGTGCTGTCGATCTCCACCGGCCCGGCGTGCCGCATCTCCTGAGCGCTGTTGCCCAAGATGCTGGCAATCTGCGTGGCGGCGTCAGGCGACAGCCCGGCCGACACGAGCGCCTTCCGCAACTGCTGCCGCTGTTCGCTGAATCCGGCCATGCGGCTACCCTCCGGACGCCGTGCCGTACACGTCGAGGGCGTAGACGATGACGGGATCGGCGTTCTTGCTGGCGCCGATCAGTTCGACGGCCACATGACGATCAGAGGACTGGATGTCGTCCATGCTGCGACTGGCGAACGCCGCCTTCGCCACGCCGCTGTCGTAGCCAGTCCGCGTAGTCTGTGCCGCCATGTCCAGGCGGGATGCACCATCAACGGTGCTGGCCGTAAAGCCCACGCCGCGATTGCGGTTGGCGACGTTGGGGCGAGCGTGCGCCGAGTTGTTGTAGTAGAGGCGTGCTGCGATGTCGCACTTCGCGGACTGGGGCTTGTAGGTCAGGCTGACATCGCGCGACTGCCCGGAGCCACCGCCCTTGGCGTTCATGTCCGTTGGAAAAGCACGGTTACCCGTCTTGTAGCGATACACAGGGAACATCGAGCCGGTGGCGGCGACAAAGGTGGCCGTCGCCTGGACGGGTGCCGCGCAGTTCGGGTCGTCGGGAGCCGAGACGGTAACGGAGCCGCTGGAGTACCCGTGCCCTTGATGCAGAATCCAGATGCCGCTGACCTGCCCTTCGGCGTTGATAACAGCCTGGAGTTCTGCCCCCACGCCGCCGGAGACGGTCACGGTCGGAGGCGTGCGATACCCCGCCCCCTTGTTCGTGATGGTCACGGTGGAGATGGCCCCGACTGCCGAGTCCAGTCGCCCTTCGTCGAGCAGGAAGGCACCGCTCGACGCCCCATAGACGCAGCGGTAGTCTCCGTTCGACATCGGGACTGCGGCACCAGCGGAGATCCGCTGCGGATACCGTTCCATCCACCACGTATTGGTGTCGATGGAGTAGCACAGGGCACGGGTCGGATATCCCGTCGAAACGTCGGCCTTGAATGCTACGAATACCCGCACGACCTTGCGGACGGCATCCACGAGGACGAAGTTCCATCCCTTGCGGCCCAGAGCCCAGTCCACTTGCGTGCGAAAGATGTCGTCAATGGGGGCCGACAAGTCCTTGAACTCACCCTGCGGCGAGATCGAGTACACGCCGTACTGATCCAGCACGTAGCAGACCCCTGCATAGATGTCCCAGCACCGCTGGCCGGAGCAACCCCTGTTGGCAATCGGCGACACGTCGGCATCCCGAAGCGGCTGCTTGCTGTACGACAGCGAGTAGGCGTGCCGCGACTGCATGATGAGCATGGAGCCGCCAAACGGGATCAAGGCCGTGATGGCGTCACCGTCCCTCGCGTTCTGCTGAAGCACGAGTTCGTTGATGTCAGGAACGCTCTCCGGCTCGTCCACCTCCGAAAAGTAGATCGAGTTCGGCTCGGCCCCGCCCGTGTCCACGCCGTACCAGAAGCGGTCCTGGTAGCGCACGACGACGGCCTTGTCGTTCGGCGGCGGCTTGAACCGCATGGCGTTTAGATCGCCGTTTGGCAGCACAATGGGCATGGCTGCATACCCCACCCGGTCCGGATTCCGCACCTCCTCGTCGGTTAGGTCATCGGTGAGCGTGGCTTCGGTGCCAACCCGGTAGAGCATGAGGGCTTGGTCGCCCGTTGTCCGCCACAACTCCACCGTGAGCGTGCGGCCATCCGTATTGCTCGGCCCGGTCACGCTCCACGCCATCGACTGCGCCCCCTCTCCTGCGTCCACCTCCAGGACGGGAGACAGATTGCTGGGAATCGGACCGCCACTGGCAACTGGCGTGTTGTCTACATAGCGGTAGTAGCACTGGTACTTGCCACGCAGGTGCGGGCGGGCCACTGCAAACGCTTCCGCCCCGCCTGCGACAGCAGACACCTGCGGGAGCGTCTTGTAGCCGCCGCCGCCAGACTCTAGCGATACGGATGAGATCGCCCCGTTGGTCACCTTGCATGTGGCGTATGCGCCAAAGCCTGACGCCGACGTGATCTGGATCTCCGGAGCAACCACGTATCCGCTGCCGGCGTTTGTGATGGTGATGGACTTGATGGAGAATCGCGGCGTGGACGTGTTGTTGGCGTGGCCCGGCGGATAGCCTTCGATGATGATCGTCTTGTTGGCCGGCAGCGCACCACGCGCGCCTGTGGTGGCGTTCCATGAGGAACCGCTGGTGATCTCGATCCGCACTGGGTCGGTCTGCGAGTATCCTGTGCCGGCGGTTTTGGCCGTGACGGACCGGACAAACGGCGACTCTGACCAAAACACGAACGGCGTGCTGCCGACGCACTGCGTCTCCAGGACTCGCTGCCCGTAGAAGTTCACTCGCGCCACTGCGCCAGTGCCTGTGGCGCCGCTCACGGTGTACGTCAGCGTGGTCGTGACCGGCACATAACTGGTCAGGTTACTCGGCCCCAGACCGCATGCGTTGTGGTAGACCGAGACTGTGCGTGCCACAGACCCGCTGCCATTGGTCAGCGGAATATCGACTGCCCCCCATGCGGCGTACACGGTGCGCTGGCTTGCGATGTAGTCGGTTTCGTCATCGAACGGCGGCCCTTGCAGCATCTCGTAGTGCGTGATGGAGCCGGGATTGGGGGGCGTGCCGTCCATGACGGGAGTTAGCACGGCTCCCGTCCCGTGCGTGGTACTGAGGACGATGGGCGGAGGAGCCGGGTAGTGCTTGCCGCCGTCCGTCACAACCAGTTCGCTGACGACCGACTGGTTGAGGTAGGACTGGGCCTTTGCGGCCCGATAGCCGGCCGGAGGAGATGCGGGGGCGGTGAACGTCACGGACGGGGCGGCGTTGTATACGGCACCGGGCTTGTGAACATCGGCGCGGGCGACGTAGTACCGCTTCGTGGTGTTCAGCGTGATCGTCGGTGCGGTCGCTGGGGGCACGATGCCAGCGTTCGTGGATGTGCCGACCCCATTCCATCGCTTGGGCTGGATGCCCAATCCCTGCGCGATAATCAGTTCGCCGTAGCGACCCTGCGCGCACGAAATCGGATGCGACGTACTGAAGCCGGATGCAATGACGGTCACGACGGCGGCTCCCCTGCGTGGTCGTGGAACGTCCCCGTGTAACTGCTCTGCACCTGCCCAGAGGACGGAGACAGCGATGGGTCAATGGGGCTCGACAGGGCTGTGCCGTACGCTGGCGTTGCCAATGACCGCACTTGTCCAGAAGCGTCCAGGACAATCATCTTGGCGGCGTTGCCGAAGATGTATGGATAGCAGTCCCGGATTTCTGGGGCCGCGCTCGCGAACGACACCGGCCGCATGCCGCCGCGACTGGTGAGTTGGCCGGGAGTTGCCGTGACGATATTGGTCTGCTCGACGGCAGCGCCCGCAGGGATGGCATACGGGCTGGCGTTTGTGACCAGTCCTGCCCACATCGCTTCGGCCACGACTACACCCCCGTGTCTGCGCCCGAAGGCGAGTAGTACCCAAGTGAACGCGGGCCGCTCACAACGATGCCGTCTGGGCGAGTACCACTGAGCGGCGCCACCACGTCCGCCTCAAAGGCCATCCGCAGGTCGCGGGCGTAGACGGTCAGCGATCCCTCGACGTTCTTGCCCATCATCTTGGCGACCCACACCTCTGCACCGGACAGCACTGCCGTGAACATGGTGTCGCTCACGTCGAGGTAGTCCGACACGACTGTCTTGGCGTTGGCGGGCGGTGTGCCCACCAGACTTCCTGCGACCCCGATGATTTCTTCGGCCGTGAACGGGTTGATCCCCGCTGGCCCCTCCGGAAAGGCGGTGGCCGTGCCGTAACGCTTCACCAGCCCCGTCGTGGACAGCGATCCATTCCGGCTCGCTGCCTCGTAGCCCATGTACCGCAGTGGGGCAGGCTTCCGCCGGTAGGTGTAGGTCAGCGTTTGCGTGATGTCCGGGTCGCCGACGACCTTCAAGGCCCAGCGGTCGTAGAGCGTCGGATGCTTGACGACGGTCCACAGAATGGGCGAGTTGAGTTCCGGCAGCACGACGTTGAGTCGCGTCCACTCCATCGGCGTGACGTACTTCACAGACGACGGACTCGTCACGGGCGGGATGATGGAATCCACGTTCCGCACATTCGCCGGCAGCGTGTAGGTGAAGCCGGGACCGCCGCCGGCGTCGGGCGTGGTCAGGGTGGCTGTCGTGACGTGCCAGTTCCAGTCGCGGGCGTGCGTCACGTCGCGGTGGGCGTGGTGTGCAGCGGCCCGCAGCAGGCGATGCTCGCTGTCCTGAGCCCCGCCGCCAACGGAGTTCATCAGGTACTCTAGAATGTCCTGCCCGCAGTAGTACATCGACGCCCCCTGCGTGACCGGATAATCAGCCCTTCACGCTCACGCGGAACGTCGCCGTGCCCGCGTTCGTCACCGCCACGATGAACGGAGCGGCGAACAGGGCATCTGGCAGCGTGTAGGCGTTGTTGGCCGCAATGGTCGTGGTCACGCCCGAGCCGTCCGCATTGAGCGGCACGGGCGTGAGTTCCGGGCCGAAGGCGACATGCCACGTAAGCGTCGTGGCACTGGACACGGCGTCCACGATGAGCACGCCGCCGGCTGCGGCAGCGAACGGAATCTTGGGGCTGGTGCTGGTGCTGTTCGTGGCGACGAACGTGCCCGTCACGGAGTTGAGTCGCTCGATCTTGTTCGGCATTACTTCTTCTTCCTTTTCCAGTGGGGCACGATGCGGTCCTTCACCTTCTCGATGGCCTCGCCACGCTTGAGTTTCGGGTTGTTCTTCATCTCTTCCCGGACATGCTCACGCAGGATGCGGGGGTTGATGTCCACTTCCTTCGGCGGCCCCTTCTCCGGCGGCACGTAGTCCACGATGCCGTGAACCTCCAGGTCGCGCTTCTTGGCGACCCGCAGAATGTCGGCGGTCGAGTCCACCCACGCCTCCGGGTCGCGGTGGCCCCGCTTGTCCGCGATGCCGCCCATGTAGAACTTGCCGGTGGTGTTGATCCCGGCGGCGCGGGCTTGCCCAATCAGCCAGTCCGCCTGCTTGCGGGGAATGTTGTTGAGCCACTCGCCACCCAGCCGACCCTGCATGAAAGCCCGGTCGCTGCCTCGCGTGCCAGGAGGCTGACGCAGGGCGCACATGGCCGCAAACCGCTCCGTCTGCCCGTCCGCAATGAGGCGGGCGTAGTGCGTGCGGACCTCCGCACTGGAGGCGGCAATCTCTGGCGGGAGTTGAATGGCAGTTTTCATGGCACCTATAGGTTCTTGTCCTGTCACGGCTGCATCTCGGGCGGCACCTGCGGGGGCGGACCTTCTGGCATCGGTGGCGGCTGATCGGGTGCGGCACCCTCTGGGCCAGCAGGCGGACCTGGAGGCATTCCAGGAGGGCCGGGAGGAGGAGGCGGTGGCGGCGGAGGCGGAAGCAGGTACGGCTTGGCGTCGATGTCCAGGCTGTCGGCCCAGTCAGAAATCAAGGCGTTCAGCGGATCCACCATCCCCATCGGAACCAGCCCTTGCAGGATCGGGCCAAGCGTCTGGAGTGCCGCCTGCATCTGCTCGACGCGGGTGGCCTTGTTGGGCTTGCGGGCTGACCCCGCCTCTACCCGGTACTCAAACTCACGGGCCACCGTCGCCGGGTCCATGCTGGCGATGTGCTGGCCCCATGCGGCAGCCCCCAGCGGACCGACGATGGACTCCACGTCCTGCGGCCGGAGCAGCCACCGGGCTGCCAGCGCCTCGCGGCGGGCCAGAAGGCTCATGGAGTCCTCCAGTCGATTCGCCATGTCGTCCGGACGAACAGACAGTTGCTCCGCCTTCACGTTGGCCTCTGTGGCACTCCGTATCTGGCTCGACGACATAGCGTACGCGAGTTCGGTGAGGCCAACGCGCTTGTCGAACTGCTGGGCAACAGCGTCCACGATACGCCACAACTCCGGCGACACCTCCGGCAACTGGAACACCGAGATGAGGTCGTTGACGCTCCGTCCAAGCGTCTCGCTGATCTCCACGACCTTGAAGCCCTTTTCGGACTGCGACAGGATTTGATCCTTGATGTCCTGGTCCGCAGCCTTGCTCACGCCAAGCAGCGTCTCGCAACTAGTGGCGACACGCTGGGCGATGAACGACATCGCGAAGTTCAAGAACCGCAGTTCGCCGATGCCCGGCTTGATGTGGCTGATCGGCCACACGTAGCCCGGTTTGCGGTGGAAGTCGAGGGCCACGAACGGCCAGCCATTGGCCTCCGCCCAGAACGGGATCGGCCACTGCACGGCACGGAACAGTCCCGGAGGCATGCCGGTCGCCTCATCGACCTGCTCCTCTAATGCCGCTGGCGGCATGTTGAGCGGGTGCGGGATGCCCTCGCAGACGACGATGTAGCAGTTGTCGCCTACGGAATCGAACGTGCCGACCAGTTCCTTCGGCATGTCCTTGAGCCGGTCGCCCAGTCCCGTCTTGCTCCAAATCTTCCAGTAGGTGACCAGTTCGTTGGACTTGCCAGCCTTGCGTCCCTTGTAGGTCTGGTCGTCCTCCGTGAAGATTTGGTTGTCACCTTCGCCGTCAATCGGCTTGGCGCCGTCCAGGTGGCCCTTGAGTTGGTCGCGATCCAGCCCGTACTGGCGCGCCACCACGTCGATTGGGTGCGTGCATCTCCGGGCGCACCATGTGATGTCCTCGATCTCGGTGGCGTCCGGATCGAGAGTGAAGTTGTCCACGCTGTCGGCAAACGACCCGATGATGCCGATGTCTGAGCCTGGAATCGTAACCATCTCGGTCCACCACACGCCCATGCCCTTGATGATCGCCTCATCCACGACGCGACGGCTGTGCGTCTTGAGGTCGAGTTCGTTGGGCGTGTAGTTCAGATACCGCTCCATCAGCAATGCGGCGACCTTGCGGACTTCCGAGCGCTGCATCGTCTCCTGCGCCGCCTGCTGGTAGGCCATCATGGACTGCTCGTCCGCAACGCCCACGAGTTCCGGAGACACGAACGGGTACTTGGCCGGCGTCACCGTCCGCACCGGGTTGCGGTGGTAGATGACGCTGCCAAACAACTTCACGGCCTCAAACACGCGATTGACCTGCATGCGAAACGCAGGCGGGGCGATGGTCCGGTTGTAGCCGTACTCGTGGCGGGCGTAGGTGTCCTTCCAGAACCAGTTGTGCGGCCCGTCGAAGAACGACATGGCCTCCCGGCCGTCCTCCGTGAAAGGACGCTTGTGCTTGAGAGACAGTTCGATCTTCTTGAGCCACCCATTCGCTAGAGAGCGAAGGGCGTCCTCACCCGTTCTTGGTTCCACCGTTTTGCTTCCTTGCAAGGGCCACCTGTTCCGTCAGGCTGGCGATCTGAGCCACGAGGCCGTCCATCTTTCGCATCTGCGCAGACTGCGGCGTGAAGTCCCAGCAGCCCCACTGCCGCCACTCGGAGTGTTCCTGCAAGCCGGGATCGTCCTTGTGCCGCACGGACGGACGCTCCAGGAAACCTGTGTTCGGAGAGAAGGTGAGGACACTGACCGTCATGACGCCCGGCCGCTCCACGATCCACCCGAGCGTCGGCTCGTTGCAGTTGAGCGGGTCGTGATACCAGTAGACGCTGTCGCCAACGCGGACCGTCGGAGGACTAAAGGACTCGACTTCCATACTTTGCTCCTGACTGTGGGCCTAAGAAGATGAACTCGTCGGAATCGGCTGCGAGACGCTTCTTGCGTTTCCGCATCCAATCGACGTACCAAGGATCGGGGCCGACATCGACTTTAGGCTTGTGCCAGCGAGGTCGATAGGCACAGAGGTACTCCAAACACTGGCAGGCATGGACTTCCCCCCGCGTGTTCGGCTGGTCCGTTACCACGTAGGCTCCGCCCACCAACTGGGTCTTGTGCTTGTACCGCCTGAGTTCCCGCTCCAGGTCGGGGACGGCATTTCGCAGCACCCGCAGCATGGGCCTGCCGTCAGGGCGGATGTGCAGGTAGTTCCGGACAGCCGACATGCGGGCCTGCACGTCGTCGCACCCCGCCAGGAAACTGTGCCCCGTCGTCTCGCTGGACACACCCTGCGACTTGAGTTGCTCGGTGTACAGTTCCACCGGCAGGCGTCCTGAGCCGATCTCGCGAAGCCGGCCGCCGTGCATGTCGATGATGAAGGCGTAGAAGTTCTGGCCCTTGCACTTCTCCTGCATCTTCTCGCCAAACACGATGGCGTTGCAGTTGCGAATGTAGAGTTGGTCGTAGATCAGCAGCATCGACTCGTCAGGCGGCACGGCGGCGAATAGCACCGACGTGACGGCGTGACCAGGGTCGATGGCGGCGTACCGGCACCAATCGTTCGGCACGGTCAGGTTCTCCAGTTCCGTCCGGTCGTAGCCGTGAACGTGCATGGCGAACGTCGGGTAGCAGAGGATCGAGTCGCTGATGAACTCGCCCTCGCTGCGCATCCGCAGCACGTCGTCTCCCAATGCCGCCCAGCCTTCGATGCGCTTCCGCTTCTCGTCGTCCGGGATGTGCGGGTTGTCCAGGAATCGGAGTTGGAACTTGACGATGGTCGGGTTCTCGACGCCCTCCTCCGCCAACTTGTCGGCCCGCTCGGCGAGCGACTGGAGCGAGTCGTTCCGGCTGTGCGGCATGGCCGACCACGCAAATACGCCGCGACGATCCGAGAGGCGGGCCTGCATCTCCGGAACCCACGCATCGCCGTTGTTCACGTCTTCGTCGATGTGGACGCGGTTCGCCTGCCAGCCCTGCGGCGGCTCTCCTTCCGACGAGAAGAAGTAGAGTTGCCAGCCGTTGGTCAGCGTGCAGGACTGGATGTAGCGAGCGGACTTCAGAATCCACGACTTCTTCGCCACCATGCGAGGCGGAATCAGCGGCGGGGCAGGCTTGGCCTCACGCTCACGGGCAGAGTCGGTCGCCGGGTTGAAGGCCCGCCACTCGCCGGTCTTCTCGTCCTTGATGATCTTGAACGCCCCAGCCATGAACAGCATGGGGTAGACCACAAGGCCGATGTGCTTCCAGTCCTTACCAACGATGGCGAGGATGCCGTCCTTCTCGGGGTACTTCCCGTGCGGGTCTTTCCCGCAGACGGCACGGGCGTCCTCCACGAACGTGCAGAGCGACTTGCCGGAGCGGTTGCCGCCCAGCACGAGCATCTCACTCGACCGGGACTGGTGGACTTCCTCCTGCTTGGGCGTCGGCTGGTAGAGCCGCAATGCCTCGATCCGGCGGCTCGCCAACTCCGCCTGCATCTCCTTGAGTTCGCTCTGCTGGAACGACCCCAATCGCTTGACGGACGGCAGCGGCGAAATCTGAGGGGGTTTGCGGCGTGACTTCGACATTGAGGAAACCTCCACCAATACTCATGGCAATGCGGCTGAGACGCTGATCCAACTCGGACTCCAACTCCTCGTCAGACCACTGGGTCAGCGGCTTCTTCGCCCCGCCCAGTTCGGTGTTCTTCGTGACAAGGCGGACGATGCCCTCCAGCAACTTGGTGCGGTGCGAGCCGCCGGGAGGGGCGTCGAAATACTGCTTGACCATCATGGCGGCAAACCCGTTGGACCCGCCGAAATACTCCATCAGCCGCTCCAGGAGTTCGCTGGAGTGCGGGATGTTCTCCCCTCCCCTGCCAGCCGCCTTCGCGAAAGCGTCGAGGGCACCCTCCTCGATTGCGGCCATGTCCCGCTTCTTCTGCTTCAACTTCTTGCCGCGATTCACCTTCGCACGGCACATGACGCAGCGGGGATCCCACGACCCATCCTTCTTGACGCGGAAGTGGTTTCTGGAAAGTGGAAAGGACTGGCCGCAGTCGGTGCAGGTCTTGTCGCTCATGATGCGGACGCTCCTCCCCAGTAGGGCTTGCAGTTACCGCACGCGCAGCGTCCCTCCAGGTACAGGGCGGCATATCGCAGAAGTTGCGGGCTGTCCCGAAAGTGCCCCAGACCCAAGTTGCATCGGCTGCACAACGCGCCGCGAACACGCCCCGTTGCATGATCGTGGTCGATGGCAAGTTGCATCTTCTGCGTTTCGCCGCAGATGACGCACTGCCGCACTGCCCTTGCTTCCATTGCACGCGCAATATCTAGGACGCCCTCCGGAACCCTAGTGGCTTTGCGGTACGCAGACCGGCACTCGCGACACCACGAGTCCAGCCCGTTCTTTTTGCGCGAATTGGGAGGGAAGTTGGTGAGGTCGCCGGTTTTTGGGACTCTGCATTTCGTGCAAGTCAGCAATCCCATGCTCGCCTCGCTTTAATTAGACGACTGTCAGGGTCTTTTGCTGCCTCCGGAAACATCTTGGCCTGACCTGCGCTGCGGGCACAGAAAGACTTGCGTCTCGCTTGATCCGCCGCGTCTGGATCGCCTGCCTTGACTGGCGGCTTGAGGTTGGCGTCGTTCTCGCGGTTGTAGGCAGCACGCCCAGCGGCATTCAGACCGCCCTCTGGGCTTTGCCCTTCCTTGCGAGTCCACGCTGCCGACTTCAGTTTCCGCACCCGGTCGCCATGCTCATCCATGCGTCACCTGTCCGCCTGCGGGACCGACGAGATCATCGGGGCCATGCCGTCCTTCGGGGCCGGAACGCGACCGGCACCCACCTCCCGCTTGGCCTTGAAGTCCTCCAACTCCGGGAAGTCCAGCAGCCCCGCCGTGTGCAACTGGGCCATGATCGCCTGCCGGTCAGGCTGATCGAACTGGCTCATCGGACTAGGTTCATTGGGAAGCGACACTGTCGATACTCCCTGTACAAAGGGCAGGGGCCGCAGGTGGGCGTCCTTCCCCTCCTGCGGCCCCTGCAACGTCGCGACGTGAGATGCACCGAATCAGAAGCCAGCGGCCGTGCGGACCAGAATCCGCCCGGAGGTCGTGGCGCTCGTCGCGATGGCGAAGCCCAGAAGCGGGTTCGTGGACTGGGCCGCCGCCGAGCCGGCCGTCGCCGACAGACCGTACGAGGCACCGGCCGCCACGCTGGTCGCCGTCTTGGTGACCGTCGAGGGACCGCGCACCACCAGCCAGAACACCTCGTTGTTGGGCACGCCGGCCGCCGGGAGGTACTCGTCCACGACGCCCATGAGGGCAGTCGAGGTCGTCGCCAGACCGTCCACTTCGGACAGGATGGCAGCGTCCTTGAACTTGGCGACCGCACCCGGCACGAGGGCCGAACCGCTCGTGTTCTTCACGGCGATGCACTCGACCGTCCGGTTGCTCTTGAGAGCGCCGGTCTTCGGGTCTTCATCGCGGAACACCTTGCGGACGCCCACGACGTTGGAGCCGTCGCCGTTCTCGGCCTCGTACAGCGTCACGGTGACGCCAAGCGTCTGGCCGCGAGCAAATCCGGGATCAGCAGTCAGCGTACTCATCTGCGAGGAATCTCCTTCTCTGGTTGCTGGCAGGGGTCAGGCGAGGGCCGCGAACTTCACAAAGTTGCGGGGCGACTTCATCTTGATGTTGGCGAGAACCGACACGGCGTAGCGGTACGCGGAAAGTTCCTCGTTGTAGAACGGTCCCTCCGCTTCCAGCAGGTTGCCGGTCATCACCTTCATCTCCATGTTGCCGATGGAGAGGGCATAGCCCACGCCCGGCGGCACGGCGTAGTCCGACGCGGTTTCGATGCCGTCGATTTCGACCACATCGCCGAAGCCGTAGGACTTCAGACCGTTGGTCTTCGACACGATGGCCCGCTCGCGGCTGTCCAGCCGGTTGAGGAACTGGATGTACATCGACCGATCCAGGAGGATCATGTCGATCTGGTTCTCGCGAGTGTCGTTCCGCTTTGCGTGGTTGACCGACTCGCGGATCGCCTCGATGCACTGATCCTTCCAGGTCGCCGTCGCACCGCCGAAGGCCGTGCTGGTGTAGTTGCAGACCAGGGGCGACCAGAAGTCGTACTCCGGATCGGCCGGAACGCGGGGCCACGAGCCGGTCGCCAACTGCGATCCAGCGTACTGACCCAGGCCCGTCTTCAGACCGGCGTACTCGTCGTTCGGGAAGCCGAAGGGGTCGGCGGGATCCGCCGTCCGCTGGGCACCGGTGGCGACGTTGACCGTCCCGTTCACGGCGAACATGGACTCAAGCCCATGCCACCGATTCTCGTTGCCGCTGGCGTACCCGTCGATGAACACCTCCTTGGCGAGATGCTCCTGCATCGACTCCGTGAGCCGGTTCGTCATCTTCCCGGCCACGTCGATGAGTTGGGCCTGACCGCGATTCTCCAGCATCTCCCGCTTGGTGATCTGATCGGTGACCGAATAGCCCCGATACGGGAGGTTGGCTCGCTGCCAGAGCGCGTGGCGTGCGAAGACTCGCGGCGACTCGCCCGTGTACGTGGACACGGGGATGTTGCGATAGCGCACCTGCCAGTCAAAGCCACGACCTCCCTGATTCATGGCGACGTTGCCGTTCGCCTGGAGGGCCGCGAAGACCTTGAACTTGCGGAAGGTCGTCTGCTCCTCTTCCTTCAGATGGAGGGTCAGAGTAGTTCCGATAGAACGAGCCCAGTCAACGCTTGACGCCATGTCGCGTTACCCTTTCAGTTGTGGCCGTCTCGTGCCAGTTGGCGAGCGAGACGCTGCTCAAAGGTCAGAGGTGCTTGCGGTGTTCTCGGGTCGCTTGACCCCGCAGCCCTACTCGGATTGCGAGACGCTTCCCTTCTAAGAAAATCTATGTCCTTCTCGGCCTGAGTTGCGGCATTGGCCGCTGGCGCCGGCGCAGCAGCGGCGGGCATCGCAGGTGCGTTTTGCTGCGGTAAAGCAGACTCAAACGCACTTCGCTGCGTGCTCTGCGACTGCATGCCACGCAGTCGATCAAGCAAATCACGCTCGATCATTTTCGTGGCATATTCCCACCTCGCCTCTGCACTCTGGATGCCCATGCGAGAGGCTTCTTCGATGTACGTCTGCGCCGCCAAACCTTCGGCGGTGGGCGTCTTCCCGTCCGCCTCGTACAGCCAGTCGGCGTTCTCCTTCTCCAGCCCGGAAACGTACTGGTGCTGCTGCACCTCCTGGAACTGGCTCTCCACGATCTGCTGGGCCTGACGCTGGGCGATCTCCTGGATCATCGGCCCCAGCGCCTCCTCCGGATTGGTGAGGAACTTCTGGGCGAAGTCGGCCTTGTACTTCTGGTACTCGTACAGGGCGTGCTTGGCGTCAAGCGGGGCGTCACCGGAAATGACCTCACGCCCGTTCTCGTCTTTCACGAGGTACTGCTTGTACGACTCGCGGACTTCCGGCGGGCTCCACCACTTCTTCACCGCCTCTGCGGCAGTGGTCTTCTGGAGAGGCTGCTGGGCGGCGGGTTGCTCTCGCTGGGAGGAGAGCCATCGCTCAAAGGGCTCTCGGTTCTGGAGGTACTGCTGGGCGTATGGGATGTACTGCTGGTACTGCTGGAGGGCTTGAGTTGCGGCTTTCTCCCGCTCCATAGAGGCATAGAGGCGGCGAGCAATCGCCAAGTCGTCCTGCCCCTGGAACTCATCGAGATTCTTGAAGGCGTCCCAGACCGACTGCTGTGGAGCCGGTGCAGCAGCCGCCGCAGGTGCAGTTTCCGGCGTCGAGGGGGCACTGGAGGTGCTTTCAGTCGAGGTGTCTGGCGTGGAGTCTACGGATTCGTCAATGACTGCTGATTCGTCGGACATGATTGCCTTTCTCTACGGCTGCACGGCCGTCGGAGCGGCCTGCAACTTGCGTGACATGCGATTGCGGACCTGCTCCAACTCGCCAAGCGACCCCCGCTCGGCAAGGTCATCATGTGCCTGCTGCTGCGCTGTAGATAGCCGCTCGTTTTCGCCAAGTGCGCGATGCAACTCGGCGCCCGCCCGACGGCTGCGATCTACCTGCTCGGGCGACTTGTAATCAAAATCGACGCCCGGCTTGCCGCCGCCAGCCGCATACTGGCGCCACGAGCGGCCCGGCTCGCCGCCTAAAGCCCCCTGCATTCCTGCGTCAAACGCCCACTCCTGGCCGGCGTCTCTGGCAAGCGCGGCCGACACAGCCGGCACTGCCGCACGGCCAGCCTTCGCCAGCACCCCCGCGCCTCCAGCGAGCGTGAGTGCTGCACTGGGGTCAATCCAGCGAACCAGATTCTCGCCCGTGTCGGCCAGCCATCCAGGCGGAGCGTAGCCTGTCGTGCGATACCACCGCTCCGATGCCATCGGCGTATTGGAGTCGTAGACTTGGTTCTGGAGTTCGGCAATTCTGCGGCTGATGTCGCCAGACGAGGGCCGCGATCCGACCGGGAAGTCTGCAACGCGGGAGGGCATGGTCGTCCTGTAGTGCTGCGTGGCTGCGTGTCGAGCGCGAGCCCTGTCCCATGCCTCTTGGTCTTGGAACGCCCGAGCAATCGGCAGCGCCCATCGGACGTGCGCAGGAGCAAGGGCGTCTGCCTTGCTGGAGTCCGCCGGCACACCGGCCTCGCCACCTGCTGAAGTGAGAATCGCTTCGGCCGGGATTTCTGCCCAAGTAAAATACGATCCAGTGGGCGTCTCTGGGTCCGCCACAGCATTCAGCAGGGCATTCTGCCAGCCGCCCCAGCGTTGATACCCGCCCTGCGGCACGGAGAGCGGCTCCCCGTACACCCCTCCAGACCGAGCCAGCCGTTCGCCGGAGTTGCTGTCGTAGAAGCGAATCGCGTTCGCATCCAGCATCCTGCGTGGCGTCCGCATCCGCTGCGACTGCTCTTGCGACTCCAGTTCGCTCCCCAAGAAGTCCAGGTCGCGGCCGAAGTCCTGCATGTATTGCTGGGAGCGAGGGTCCAGCAGGTGCATGGACGCAGCACGCCGCTGCCGCACTTCTTGCGGCGACTTGCCTTCTGCGGCGTACTCCGCCCTCGCCGACTCGCGCGCCTCTGGATTTTCCCACGCACTCAACTCGCCGCCGTCATTTCCAACGGCAGTCCGCATCTGGGCCTGCATGTTGATGCGATCAATGGCCTCCTGGAGCGTGCGGTGCGGGGCAATTCCGTGCCGCCTGTAAATCTCCCCGCGAATGGCATCCGCCCGCTCCATGCCCAACGCACCCGGCTGGGCGGCAGGGTTGGGCTTGGGGCGTGAGGCGAAGATCGCGTCGATGCCCGCCTCGTTCAGTCCAGCCATATCACCGTGTCTCCTTCAAGCCAGAAAGCACGCCGGGCTGCTGCTGTTGGGCGGCTCCAGCCCCGATCAGTGCAGGCACGGCCATGATGCGAACCGCATTCCGCAAGTGATGGTCGGGGAGGACAAACTCCCGGTCGTGATTGCGGGAACTTCCAGAGAACGGCGTGTTGCGGACGTTGTATTGCGGCAACTCGTCGGCAGGCACGTCGATTCGGTAGATCGGCGCCTCCAGGTCGTTGTCGCCCACGTAGTAGTCCAGTTCGTGCGGGGCGTCTGTTGCCCACCGCCCTGCTGCGCCGGGCGGGTTGGGATCGAACTGATCCTGCATGGCATAGTCCCGCGAGCGCTTCCACTCGGCATACGGAACCTGCTGGCCCCACATGTTCACCGTTTCCGGCGGCTTGTAGTTGAGCGCGGTTTCGCCAACGCGATAGGTCCGCACGTAGCCCTCTGAGGGAGGCTCGGCGGCACCGATGCGGCGAGTCAGTTCATCGAACCGCTGCTGGTGCAGGGGGTTCCCTTTGTGGTATCCGCCCACAGATCGAGGCGGGGCAGGAACGGGTGCGGGCGGGGCTGGAGCGCGGACTTGCTCCGCCAACTCCGCCACCTTAGAGGCCCGCCCCAGACGGGCGGCAGCGAGCGCAGCGGGTGTTGCCATAGAAATCCCTCACGGGATTTATGGCCGCCTACTTCGCCAACAGGTACAAACCCACGTTGGAGAAGGCGTACCCCAAGTAGGCGACCCCCATGCCGGGATTGCCCCGCCAGAACTGCTCGGCGGAGACGTAGGCGTAGATCAGCCCCGTCAGTGCTATCAGCCATCCGCTCATTCGTCGTACGGGTAACCGTCCTCCGGGTCTTCGGTGTACGGGCCGGGCTCCGCGTCCTCATGGAACCAGGGGCGTACGTCGGGGTAGGTGGCTTGTGTCACTTTTCGACAGTTTCCGTGCCATCGCTCGGCGGGGCCGGGAGCGGCATCCAGTTAGTGATCCCGAATGAATCCACATCGTCATCGTCCATGCCGCAGAACCGCCACATCACCCCGTCATGCGATGCCATCTGAGCAAGGCGAATGTCTTTCGGAAACGCTCTTGTGACAGCCAAGACGGCGGCATGCACTTCCGGCAGCCGCTCCGTCACCGGAATCCAGCGCGGCACTTGCTCCTCCAACTCTTCGATCTCGGCGTGCATCCTCCGCTCCTCTGGCGTGCAGTCGCAGTTCATGGGCTTCTGGTCGCAGATCGGGCAATACATCCTACTTCTCCTCTACGCTCACAGAACCAAGCGATGCAGCGGACGAGACGCTGATCGCCAGCGTTCTCACTCATCGACACTAACTGCGGCGCCTTCAACGGTCGGCTCATTGAGTTCATAGGCCGGAACATCAGCCTCCACCCACCGAATCTGTTTGTCGCCGTCGTTTCCTTCCATGCACTCATACGCAATGTTGGCGGCTTCGCGACCAGCGTTCTGCCAGCCGTTTGCGGAATAATTGCCATCCTCCGACACGCACACCGCTATGCGAACCCGAATCGTTTTTGCTTCGCTCATTGCCTGTCTCCTGTTCTTGTGAGAACCACGCGATGCAGCGGACGAGCCGCTGATCGCTGGCGTTATGCGGTCGGGTACTTCTTCTGAAACTGCTCGTACGTCATCGCGTCCCCTTGGCCGCCGACGCCTGTTGCGATGAATGACCCGCGCGATACCCGGATGGATTTCACGCCCTTCAACTTCTTCCGGCCGGTGAACTCGCGGTATCTGATTGCTGACCAGCCCTTGCCTTGGCAGTGGATGCAGACCACAGCCTCCCCTTCGCCTTCGCACATGCCGCGATACAGGCCCGCCCCATGGCATTCGTCGCACTCACACTTGATGTCTGGCATTTGTCCTCCTGAGTCAACCGCATAACCAGCGGATGAAGCGGACGGCGGGGCCGCCGCTGATCCTGCGTGTTCTCAGCCCAGCCGTTGCAGTATCGATTCAACAGCCACCCTATGCGGCTCATACATGATCGTCGGAAGCATCCGACGGAGCGCCTCCCGCTCCGCGTCGGTGAGCGTGGGCTGCGGCTCGCGGTAGAGCGACTGCACTGCCATGTCGCCCGCAGCAACCATCTCTGCGTCAGGCCGGTGCAGAAAAAAGTCCGCGTGGTCAGTCCACTCAACCATCCACGCCACCGGCTGAGAACCACGCGATGCAGCGGACATATCATCTACCTCGTCTGCCATGGTTGCTCCTGTGTTCGATGCCGCTGATCGCTGGCGTTCTAATTGGTCCGCTCAAGCAGGCCGTCGATCACGGCGGCGACCTCCACACTGTCGGCAAACCGCCCCGCGAAGTAGTCTTCTCGCACTCGCCGCAGCACCTTCCTCAGCGACTCCCGCTCCTCGTCGGTGGGCCGCAGGCGTGCGACCTCCGCCTCTAACTGCTGCACTCGCTCCATCGCCTGGATTAGTGCATCCAGATCGTCAGGCATCATCGGCGGCACAAGATCACTCATGTCTGTCTCCTTTACGTTGAAATCACGCAATCACTTCCTGTCGATCACCTTGCGTAGCGTGTCGGCATCCCGTCGCCGCTCGTCCCCCAGTTGCTCAAGCCTCTCGCGCAGAATGGAGTTCACGCCGCGCAGCCGCCATATCTCGTCTACCAGCGGATTGGCGCCGGTCGCCCAATGCAGCAGCCACGCCGATCCAACGAACGACGCCGGGATGAGTACGGCCAAAGAAAACCACGCATACCAAGGCATTTCGTTAGGCATTTTTCGTATCACATAGGACATGGTTTAGGTCGGCCCCGCCCCGCCTACGTCAGTGACCCTAGCGGCGCTAGGGCGTTCGACGGGAGCAGGGCCGACTTGTTGAGTTCGCTCCAGCAGCCCGCGAGCCACAGCGACCGCCGCCATGTCATCGTCGGCGTGGCATCCGTTCTCCTGGCGGTCGATCTCGGAATACTCCGCGACTGCCTCGCACAGCCGCATTATCGCCTCTCGCTCCTCGTCGGTGAGCGTGGGCTGCGGAATCCAACTCCTGCGGTCCAGTTCTCTCGCCGCGTCCAGCAAAACGTCACTGTAATCGGCACCGCAAATGTTGAGCGTGTCGCTCATGTCTCGCAGCCGTTCGGCCAGTTCGTCCTGTGTCATATCGAAGTCCTTTCTCGGGCTGCTCTCTGCGGTCAGTGATGATCGCCGCCTATTTTCGCGGTTTTCGCCGATTATCGGTCAAAATCCACGCGACACCGTGCAATCAGTGTCTCCAGCACGGCCGCGTGCCGCTCCTCTCCGGGCGTGTCGGAGTACGCCGCAAACCAAGCAATCGCCTCCTGCTCCTCGTCGGTGAGCGTGGGCGAGCCGCTGTCGATCACAGCGCTAAGCCGCCGCACCTCTGCGGCGAGCAGGTCGGGATCTCGGCAGGTGTCAGGGTCAACTCGCATCATGCCTCTCCGTCTGGGTCATGGCTAGTCATGGTGCAGGGCAGCCCCTGCCTCGCCAGCGACTCCGGGTAGCCGTGTGCGATGAGCCACTCTGTTACGTCGCCGTCCGTCGCAGGGTCGTACAGTCGCGGAAA